TGTTTTGCATTGGTATGAATGACATTGCCGGTTGGCTTGCCGGGTTTCCTGCCGCGAGTATTGGGTTGATTCCCGCGGCTTTCATGTCTGCTGCTCGTCTCTGTACTGCTGTGTTGCTCATGATGGTTTGCCAGTCCATGTTTGCCTGGTTCAGGCTTGCGTTTGCTGAGTTGGCGCTGCTCTGTCCCATCAGGCTTCCGATCGCGCCTAGGCCTCCTCCTATGATTGATGCGAGGCCTGCTCCTCCTATTCCTGCTCCTGCGCCGCCAGCTGCGGCTGCGGCGCTAGCGATTCCTACTGGCATGTATTCTCTCCAGTGTTATTACGAGCATGTTGTCCGCCATGTCGGCGCACTGCTCGAGTGTTAGTCGTTTGGTTTCGTCTTTTTGGTGGCCGGGGTGAAGGTTCATCCCGGCCACCTGGGCGAAGTACATCGCCCATATGAAATGCTCTGTTGGCATTAGAAGTGGTCGATGAGGCCGGGGACGCTGTATAGCGGCATTGGCCTGGTTGTTTTGCAGTCGAAGAACGAGTCGAAGATGAAGTGTGCACCGGGGGTGCTGACTGCGACCACTCTGCTTATGGGCGTGTTTTGGGTTATGAAGCTCGCCGTGATTGTTGGGACCGATGTGAATTTCTCTGCAAGGTGCCATGCGTCTAAGGGTGTTGCGTATGTGCTTCGGAATTGTCCGGTGATCATGTTTGGCAGGTATCGGTACTCTGCCCAGCGCTCTTGGTACGCGAACGCTAATGCGTCGTTTGCTGATCCGTCGCTGTAGATCTCGTAGTTGATGATGGACTGTTCGCCGAGCATTGCGAATGCGGGGAAGTAGAAGTCGTAGCGGGTGCTACGTTTCCACATCTTTCGGATTCCCTGCTGGTATGTTACGTCGGCTCTGATGTTTGCGAGGCCGATTATGTGTCCGTGCTCTGTGAAGCTCTGTGTGAATCCAGCGTTCGCGAGAATCGTTGCGTATGCGCTGAGAGTTCCGAGTGGGCTCGAGCCGCCAGTAAGACCAGTTCCGCTGGTTTGTGGTATTGGCGCGATATGAACGGGTGTTGTGTTTCCTCCCAGGTACTCGGGTCGCTGGAGGCGTGCATCTGGGCTGATAACTCCAAAATGGCTTCGTACGATTTCCGTGTAACGCGTTCCTCCTCTTGCATCTCGCTCGAGCAGTTTCTGGATTTGGAATGACTGTCTGAGTTGGTTGATGGTTGCTGCTGTTGCGTTTGTGAGGTCCGCGTATACGTTCGGGAAGCTGGTTCCCGCGACGTTGGTTGTCATTTGTATGTATTTGGCGTCTACGCTGCCGAAGGCTTCGGCGAATGCGTAGGTTGGCGTTCCGCCGCCTGTTTCTCTTACCTGTACGCCGGTGGCCCAGGTTGTTGGTGCTGTGCTTGTTCCGAGTCCTTTGATTGGTGCCTGTGTTCCTAGGGGGATTGTGATTGTTGTTCCGCCCTTTTGTGTCCACGGTAGTCCGCTGGTGAAGTAGTCGTGTCGCTTTCCGCGCTTTTGTAGTGCGTAGCTTGTGTAGACGTCTGGTCCGTCTCCGTTGAGTGTGGTTCCGAGGAATGTGCTGTTCTGTAAGTTTTCGTCTCGGAACCACTGGTCCCATATTAGGTTGTAGGACCTTAGTGGTAACGCGCTGTGCGTGATTGTGTTTCCGACTCCGGTCTGTCCTGCGCATGGGAGCCCGAAGTAGTCGTAGATGGTGTTGTTTCCGTAGCCGTTGGCCGGCGAGGTGATTGTCGGGATTGTGAATGCGATGCTGTCTGCTGGGTTGTTCTGTTCCCCCATGAAGTTAATCCAGTGGGTCCAGACCAGGCGGTTTGGTACGAAGAAGAAGAATGTATCGAGGTAGAGGTTGTCCATCAGTGGGAATATCGGCGTCGCTAGTCGTGCGAACGCCGTCATCCTCAGGCTGAAGGTGTCCCCTGGTAGAACTTCGTCTACGTAGATGGGGACCAGGTAGTTTTCATCGAATGTGGTTTTGTGGGTGAACTGCCGCTTGAAGCTGCTCCTCGGGATTTCTGCCTTCGGTACCATTGCGAACTGGTGGACGTTCGCTGTTTGGTTTCTGTGCATCATTGTCATGGGGTTGCCTTTTGAAAAAAAGGGGGCCGGAGCCCCCAAGGTCCGCTATGGACTAGCGGGTAAGCTTGTAACTTGATCCTTGGCCGTGCGACTTTGGTTTCGGTAGAAACGTGAATGTCGCTGTAGTTTCGTCGTATTCTCCGAGCTCGTAGAGCTCATAGTCTTCTGGGTGTCGCGCTAGCGGGTTGTCGTCTGTTTTGTTGATTTCGTCGGCGAAGCCGCGAATGCAGCCTCCGATTGAGGCTACGAACATCGGGACTGCGTATGCGTCTGCTTTGATGTCTCTGACTACTAGTATTTTCATAGCGTTCTCTTTTTCAGTTGGAGTCTTGCTCTTGTTACAGTCTCTATTGTTTTTAATCTATCTGGTGTGTTTTCTCCTTCTGTTTCCTTTGCTTTCTGTTCTCTTGGTATTTGTAGTGCTTCTAGTCTTAGTGGGTCTGTCTCTCTTAAATGTTTATCGTAGTATCTCGGTGTTTTTTGCTTTCTTCCGTTTACTATTACGTAGTCGTAGTTGTATACGTCGTTGACGTATTTTCTGATCCAGTCTTTTGCTATGCCGGGCTTTAAGCTCATTCGAGCGTATTCCGGCTTTATTTGGTAGATCTCGCCTGTGTCGGCATCTACTCTTGTGTAGTGTTCTGTTGCGCGCGGTCCTGTGATTTTTTTTACGCAGTAGCTTGCTACGTATTGCGCGCTCTCCATCGTTATCTGTCCGATTGTGCAGTAGCCGTGTGTCCACACGGCGGATAACGTTTCGCTTGTGTAGAGTCTGTTGCCTCCGGCCTCACTGTAGAGCTCGAGGTCACTAAGGTGCAGCCCGAACAAGCAAGCGTGATAGTGAGGGCGATTAGTCGTGTCGCCGTACTCTCCACACATGTAAAACCGGATTGGTCCGTGTTTTTTTCTTAGCCGCTTCATGAATAGTTGGAAGTCGGCGTGGTCTAGCTCCCGCGGAGCTTTGTCGTATGTCAGCGTTACGAAGTAGCTGCTTTCGTGTAGTTGGGTTTCGTGCATTATTCGCACGGCCCATTGTCTTGTTCTCTCGAGCTTGCAGTGTATGCATTGCCCGCAGGGCAGTTGTAGCTCGTGTCCTCTGCGGCTGTCGCCGCTGAATCGGATTCTCCCCTGGTCGTCCTTCCACGCTTGCAGGGGAGATAGGCATCTCATGCCTTTTACATCCGGTATCCGCCGCGCATCGGCGGCGGTGCGACGTTGATTCGCTTGGTGTGCCCGACGTGGTTCTTGAACTGTCGGGCGCTTTTCTGTTTGTTGACGTGTTTCCTCATCATCTTTTTTGCTCCATGTCAAGTTAAGTTTAAGTCCGGGGACCGTTTTCGGGTCCCCGGTTTTTTAGCACAGTCTCTTACTTGATGTAACTGTGCTAGGTGACACCTAGGGTGTTTTCCCCTGTGTCACCTGAGGGCTCTGTCCAGAGCCCGTTTTAGCCCCGGCAGGTTCTCCGGTTGTTCCGGGAGGGGTAGGTCCTGCTGGATCGGCTTGCGCCGTCTCCTGGGCTTTGGGGATGGCCAATCCCCATTCCCTAAGCTGGTCGACGTTTCGGGTGTCGGAGCAGTAGTCCACGAATTTTCCAGGGTCATTGTCGAACTGGCTCCTGATCTGTGGCGGGAGCTGCTGGAAGCTGCTGTTCGCCTGTGCGATTGCGTTCTGTGCGGTGTGGTAGTCGAAGACGTCTTCGAAGTCTCCGTACGTCGGCTGTCTTAGGTTTTCGGGCAGTTTGCCCGTTAGTCCGAATCGTTTCACGATCGTGTTGATGTCTGCTTCTTCTTGCTGGCTTCGCTGGCATAGCGTGTCGTCGAATTTCTCGATCACGCTTTCGTTGCTGTTTGCTGCCTCGTCGTATCCGTACGCGCCTCGTACGGTGTATTTGGTTTTCATCGCGGGGTGTACTCCGTGTATTGGCTCGTTGTCGTGCCGTCTGGGTGCGCTGTGGTCGTTTCGTAGTTCGGTGGTGCGCTTGGTCTCAGGCTTTGTAGTCCTCTTGCGGCTCCTAGTGCTGTTCCTACTGGCTGGAGTATTGCGTTCAGCCAGTTGATGGCTTTTCCGATGTTGGATTTCTGTATGTCGCTTGCGTTTGCGAGTCCTGCGAGTCCGTAGGACTTCGCTGCTGCGTCTGATTGCAATGAGCTTAATAACGCGTCTCTCACTGCTGATGCGACTCTCGCGTCTTGTATTGCTAGTACGTTTTGTGCGTCCGCTGTACTCCAGTCTATGTGTGCTTGGCTTGATTTCCACACTATTCCGTCTAGTGCTGCCTTTGCGTTTTCTGCTTGTGCGTTGGTTAAGTTCCACTGTGCTTTTAGGTTTGCTACCTCGGCGGGTAGCTTGTCGTCTGTCACTGCGTTGATTTGCTTTGTTGCTGCGTCTGTCTGTTGCGCCTGTAAAGCGCTGTTGATGGTCTGTCCTATTTGCGGTCCTGCGGACTGCATTGTGTTTTGCATTGGTATGAATGACATTGCCG